CACCCTAGGCGCACCGCCAAAAGAAAACTTTAACTAAGGAGAAACCATGATTATCAAACGTGCTATTGCTGTAGAGAGCTTGACCAAAGTCTGTGAAGAGAGCTTGAACCTCATCAAGCAACTGATTGATGCCGACAACGAGGTGTATGCCAAAGGATACGAAGATGGTATGGCGGCTGAGTCTGAAGTGCAAAAAACTTTAAGACCTTGGGTTGGGCTGACGGATGAGGATAAGCAAGACTGGATTAAGGGCATGCCTTGGCCTCCAGAGCCCGGGCACATCATGGTCTTGATAGAGGGCATTGAGTCCGAACTAAAGGATCTGAACAGATGAGCGCACCATATGACAAGATCATCACGATCGACTTCGAGACCTACTGGGACACCAAGGAAGGTTACACACTAACCAAGATGACAACCGAGGAGTACATACGCCATGATAAATTCAGAGCGTTCGGAGCTTGCGTCCATGTATACGGAAGCGATGAGCCAATTAGATGGTTTAGAGATGCAGAGCTACGTGAGTACCTTGCTGGGATCGACTGGGGACGAACCGCAGTGCTTGCCCATAACGCACAGTTCGATGTATCCATTATGGAGTGGGTCTACGATGTACATCCAGCCTTCATCTTCGATACGCTATCGATGGCACGAGCTTTACGAGGCGTGGAGGTTGGTAATAGCCTTGCCAAACTTGCAGTTGACTTTAGATTACCAGCCAAAGGGACGGCTGTACACTCAACTAACGGAGTTCACGAGTTGGACACCGCGCTTGAAAGAGAGCTCGCTGAGTACTGCAAACATGATGTGTTTCTGTGCGAGGAAATATTCAAACGGCTGGTGGATGCCTACCCATCGAAGGAGTTACGCCTTGTGGACATGACGCTGAAGATGTACACGCGTGCATGCCTTTCGCTTGACCCCAACATGCTGACCGACGCCATACTAGAGGAGAAAGAAACCCGTGAAGCACTACTACAGAAACTCCGCGTGGACGAAACTGCACTTGCGTCGAACCCACAGTTTGCAGCATTACTTGAGACCCTCGGTGTGGTTGCCCCAAGGAAGATCAGTAAAACTACAGGGAAAGAAACACTTGCGCTGGCTAAGAATGATGCCCTCTTTCAGGCGTTACTCAACGGTGAACGTGAAGACGTTGCCCTTCTTTGTGAAGCGCGTCTTAGGGTTAAGTCGACCACCGAGCGCACAAGGGCTCAAAGATTCCTTGACATTAGTAAACGCGGCACCCTACCAGTTCCTCTCTCGTACTACGGTGCGCAGACTGGCCGGTGGACAGCAAGCCGTGGCTCGGCCATCAACATGCAAAACCTCAAGCGAGGTTCGTTCCTACGCAAAGCGATTATGGCTCCAAAGGGACATCAACTCGTTGTGGGGGATCTTTCGCAAATTGAACCGCGAGTACTCGCGTGGCTTTCAGATTACGAAGACATGCTGGACATCTTTAGGAGTGGCGGCGACCCTTACGCCGCGTTCGGTGCGCAGATGTTTAACATACCCGGACTTAGTAAGGAAAGCCACCCTGACCTACGGCAGTCAGCAAAAAGCGCGTTGCTTGGCTGCGGTTATGGGCTCGGATGGGCGGCGTTTGCATCGCAACTCCTTACGGGATTCCTTGGTGCGCCACCACAGCGGTACGACTTATCGTTTGCTAAAAAACTCGGTGTCACCCAGCAAGCGGCAGAGAAGTTCCTCGATTGGGAAGTCAACACGGAGAAGCTCCAAGCAATCCCGCACACCTGTACAACCAAGGAGCTAGTCATCCACTGCCTAGCGGCCAAGGCCATCATCGACAAGTACAGGGCTACAGCTACGCCTGTGGTGGACTTCTGGAACCTACAGACCGAACTCATACACGAGTCTCTTTACAAAGGGAAGGAGTACAAGCACAAGTGTCTGACGTATCGTAAGGGGGAGATTGAGCTGCCATCCGGCATGAAACTGTTGTATCCTTACCTACAAATCAGGCGCCATACAGACGAGAAAACAAAAAAAGAACAGGTCGAGTGGACTTACGGCGAAAATAGTACTAAGATATATGCAGGCAAGATAACCAACAATGTCACGCAGGGCGTAGCGAGATGCGTAATGACAGATGGTATGGTGCGTACTGCCAAGAGATACTTTGTGGCGGGAACAGTGCATGACGAGCAGATCGTTGTGGTTCCTGATGCAGAGGTGCAAGAAGCTAAGACTTGGGTCTTGGCTCAAATGACTATGGAGCCGCCTTATATGCCGGGCATTCCATTGGACGCTGACGGTGGCGCGCACCGTAGATATGGGTTAGCAAAAAACTAGGAGAAGCAATATTGAAGTTACCAACAAAAATAAGAGTAGGTAGGCGGTGGTACTCAGTCGAGGTAGTCGAAGCTATGCTAGACAAGTCTGTCATAGGGCGTGTTCATTACGATGACCGCCGTATTCAACTAGGTCGAACGAGTAACATCACGGGCAGGCAGTTCAAGCCCGAAGAAATCACCGACACGTTTTGGCACGAAGTAGTACACACAATTCTTAAAGATATGGGCGAGCATCGCCTTAACTCTAACGAAGCGTTTGTCACCAAGTTTGCCAACCGATTAACTGAAGCCATCAACACAGCGAAGTTCGAATGAAAAAACCAGCATGGTCACACAGCAGCCTCAAAGATTTTGAGGGCTGCCAACGCAGGTATCACGAGGTCAAGGTCTTAAAGAAGTACCCCTTCCAAGAGACTGAAGCCACACGCTACGGCAATCAGGTGCATAAGGCTATCGAAGACTACATCAGGGACAAGAAGCCGATACCGCCTGAGTATGCGCAGTTCCAGCCTGTAGTGGACGCCATGCTGAATAAACCCGGACGAGCGCTCGCTGAGTATGAGATGGCATTGACTGTGGACTTAAAGCCTACGGGCTGGAAGTCCCCTGACGTTTGGGTTCGAGGCATTGCCGACATCCTGATCGTTGACGATGAGAACCTTACGGCGTGGGTGGGAGATTGGAAGACTGGCAACAACAAGTACCCAGATCGGGATCAGCTTGTATTGATGTCACTCATGGTCTTCGAACACTTCCCTCACATCCGCAAGGTCAACTCAGCGTTGCTGTTCATTGTCAAAGATGATATGGTCAAGATGCAGATGCAACGCGACCAAGCCGAGCAGTTTTGGTGGAAGTATCGTGAGCGCACTGCGCGTCTTGAAGCAAGCTTTGAGAACGATGTATGGAACCCCAATCAAACCCCACTATGCGGATGGTGTCAGGTCACCGGATGCGAGTTCAATCCTAAGCACTAGGAGGAAGCAATGACACAGACTAACGGCAAGCGTGACTACAAACACGCATACAAACTACAAAAGAAAACAGGCGAGACAGCCGATCAAGTTGAAAGGCAGCGCGCCCGCAGAGCCTACGACAAGAAAGGTATTGACCGCGCAGGTAAAGACATTGACCACATCAAACCTTTACGCGCTGGTGGTAAATCAACTGCTGGCAATACACGACTCCGTAACAAGAGCGCAAACCAAAGCGACAACGGAAAATAAAAGCTTGGAGAAGCAATGGAAATTATCGAAGACAAAGCAATAGTCTTACGCACAAGGAACCCGCACAAATATAAAGTCATACCAAAACACAAGATCGTCGAGCGCATGGATGGTGGCTACGACGTGGCAGTGTATTGGGGGCTTGATGAAGCGCGGGTGTTGCGTAACCTAGGTGTTAAAAACGTACCATCGCCTATCATTAGGCGCTACGACTGGCCGGGTCGCTACAAACCTATGGCTCACCAGATCGAGACAGCATCATTCCTTACGCTGTATCGCAGAGCATTCGTGTTCTCCGAACCCGGCACAGGCAAAACGCTATCCGCACTATGGGCGGCTGACTACTTGATGCGCTTGAAAAAAGTGCGTAGGGTTCTCATACTATGCCCCCTGTCCATCATGCACAGTGCGTGGATGGGAGACATCAACAACAGCATCATCCACCGCTCGGCAGTTATCGCGCACCATCCGCAAGCTAGTCGCCGTATCGAGATGATTCAGCACGACTACGAGATAGTGATTACAAACTACGAAGGCTTGAACCTGATAGCTAACGAGGTATGTAACGATGGGCGGTTTGATCTTGTGATTGTGGACGAAGCCAACGCATACAAAACACCATCAACCAAACGCTGGAAGGCACTAAACTCTATCCTCACACCCAGCACGTACCTGTGGATGATGACGGGCACACCTGCCTCGCAGTCGCCTGTAGATGCCTATGGTTTGGCTAGGTTGGTTAACCCTGATGGCGTGCCTCGCTTCTTAACAGCATGGCGAGATCAGGTGATGAACAAGATCACAACATTCAAGTGGGCTCCCAAAGCTGACGCCAAAGATAAGGTGTTTGAAGCGCTACAGCCAGCAATACGTTTCACAAAAGAAGCGTGTTTAGATTTGCCACCCGTGGTTACCATGACACGTGAGGTCAAGTTAACGCCCCAACAAGCCAAGTACTACAACCTACTCAAAGAACGTATGCTTGTGCAAGCGGCAGGGGAGACCATCACAGCGGTCAATGCCGCGGCTGGTGTATCCAAACTATTGCAGATCAGTTGTGGCGCGGCTTACACAGACGACAGAGAAGTTGTGGAGTTCGATTCTGCGCCTAGGCTTGCGGTACTGGAGGAGATACTAGAAGAGACCGACCGCAAGGTCATCATCTTTGCTTTGTTCCGAAGCACCATCGACACGATCAGCACCTACCTCACCAAGAAGGGGATTGTCAATGAGTGCATCCACGGAGACGTGACGCCAAGCAAGCGTGGTCAAATCATCCACCGCTTTCAAACAGAAGCCGAACCTAGGATATTGGTGATGCAACCGCAAGCAACAGCGCACGGCATTACCTTGACAGCCGCTGACACAGTGGTGTTCTATGGGCCGTTGATGTCTGTTGAACAATATATTCAATGCTGTGCCCGTGCAGATCGCAAGGGGCAAACTTCCGACAAAGTTACTGTGATTCATATTCAAGGTAGCCCAATCGAGCAACGAATGTTTAAAGCTCTGGAAGGGAAAGTTAGTGATAACTCACTACTAACCCAGATGTTCGACACTGAAATTAAATCTTGAAAGGGGGTTGCAAGCGCTTAGAATTCATGTAAACTGTCCAACCTTAGACAAATAATCACACAGGAGAAGTAATGGAAGAAGAAACGATACCGTTAGATAAGCTGGTAAAAATTTACCGCAAGCTTCGCACGCGCATGACCGCGCTGACCCAAGAGTACGACACCCAAGCGGAAGTACTCAAGGCGCAACAGGAAGAGGTCAAGAACGCGATCAAGGAACAGATGAAGGCGATGGGCGTCACATCAGTTCGCACTACCGAGGGCACGGCAGTTATGTCCGTGAAGACTCGATACTACACACAAGACTGGGATGAGTTTAAGAAGTTCGTACTTCAGCACGAAGCCGTCGAGCTTTTGGAGAAGCGCATTGCGCAATCCAACATGTCACAGTTCTTGGAAGAAAACCCCGGGGTCGTACCGCCCGGCTTGAATTCAACATCTGAGTTCGATATCTCTGTACGCAAACCAACTTAATGGAAATCAAATGAGCAATATTGCAATGTTCAACCCCTCAAACGTCCCTGCATTTGCTAAGAATGCAGTCCTGTCAGCAACCACGTTAGCCTTGGCTGGCGGTGCAAGTTCCGGTGGAGGCATGAAGCGCGTCTCTATCAAGGGCGGTGTGTTCAGACTGCTGTCTAACGGCAAAGAGATCGCATCGATTGATGAGCGCCACCTAGATGTGATCGTGGTTAAAGCTGCCCCCAAGGTCAGCCGTATTTTCTACGCTGGTAGTTACGACAAAGACGCGGCTGCAGCCGCCCCTGACTGCACATCTGCTGATGGCGAGAAGCCTGATGCAAACGTGAAGAACAAGCAGGCATCAAACTGTTCTACATGCCCACAGAACATCGCTGGGTCTGGTAATGGTCAAAGCCGTGCATGCCGTTACCAACAGCGCTTGGCTGTTGTGTTGGCTAACAATCCTGAAGGTGACGTGTTACAAGTTACTTTGCCTGCTACATCTATCTTCGGCAAGGAAGACGGCGAGAAGCGCCCACTGCAAGCATACGCTCGCTACATGGCCGCGCAGACACCGCCTGTTAACTTGGACGCCATCGTCACGCGCATGAAGTTTGATACACAAGCTGAGTCTCCAAAGATTGTGTTTGCCCCTGTGCGTTGGTTGACTGATGCTGAGTACGAGACTGCGCAGAACCAAGCC